TCCCCGCGGTGCCCTTCCAGGTACACGGTCTCGGCTTCGAGCGTGTCGGTGTCCAGGATATAGACGCGGGGGCGGTATTCCCACATGTCCGCCACCTGGATGTTGAGGCACCCCGGAGTAATGACGCGCCGGTTCCCCTGGTTGCGTATGTACCCGTGGTGATAGTCGCCGGTGAGGATCACGCGGACGTTCGGGGCGGCTTCCAGTAGGTCGTCCGCCGTCACGCCCACGCCTTCGACCGGGCGGTCCTTGTCGCTCGGGAACGTAAGCTGGTGTGTGGCCCATATATCGTTGTTAAAAACCCGGAGCCCTTCCATGTCCTCGCGTCCGAACGGGGTCGCGTAAAGAGTGCGCAATTTTCCGTTGCTGGTCCTCAATTCAGCATACCCCTCATCGTCGTCGCCGTTGTCGGTTCGGAGCATGAGGTGGTGCGCCTGGTACACGATACCCAGGCTGCAGGCGTTGAGGTTGTCGAAGTCATGATAGGGCAGGTCGTGGTTTCCTGGAAGGATGCGGACTGGGCACACCTCGCGGATGCTGTTTAATGCACCGAGGACCATGTTGACGGCTTCGGTTGCGCATCGGGGTTGGTGGAACAGGTCGCCCAAAATCCACACGGCGTCGACCTGGTGTTCGCGTGCTACACGTTCGACCGCCATGATGTCTTCCCGCTGGCTCTCGAGCCAGTTCTCGTCGGTTCTACACCGGGGGCGGTCGCCGCGTATGTGCCAGTCGGCGGTTAAAAGTATTTTCATTTGTCCCCCTTGTAGTAAGGAACGACGAGGGCACCGCTAAAGATGGAATCTTTGGCGCGTTCAAAATAGCCGACGACACATTGGACACGCTTCACGATGTACCCTTCGAAGTGCGGGTCCTTGCCGTCGCTGGTGGAAGTCGCGCACACCAAAAAGGGTGAATCCGTCCACGGCTGGAGAATTTTTAAAATTAGATTTGCGACAATAACCCACGGCTCCCGGTAACAAATACCATCATTGCCCGGGATAGGTTCAATCCCGTCTTTTAGCCTATAAAAAAATTTGTCTTTGTTTCGCTTCATTTCGATCCTATTTAAAAAATTGTTTACACCTTCGACAACTTCACGCCAGCAAAGGTTGTCGGGCCTTTTGTCCGAACTTACGACGACCCATCCGCGTCTTACACGTACCGCCCCGACAATATAGGGGCCGTCGTGTCTATTGATCGTCGGGCGTGCGGTTCTCCGGTATTGGAGCCTGTACACATGAACCTCCTTGCGGTCCGTATAGGTCAACGACCGGTGCTATTCGTCGGAACCGCCCAGTAATTCCGCCCCGCATTCCGGGCACACCCAGGAGCCGGGGTTGCTGAAATCCATACCCCAACCGGCGCGGAAAAGCGTCGGCGCGAGCGTCTTTGCGGACGCCATTCCGATCCATTTGTTCGGGCACCTGGAGCACGTGACGGTCGTTTCTCGGAGCTTCGGTTCCCTGGGCGGGTGTTTCCGTGGTCTAGCCATTCCGACGCTCCCAGGGTAGAAGGAAACGGACGGGCGACACACTTGCGTAGAAATCCGTCTCGGGTTTTCCCGTGGTTTGTTTCTTGAGCCATGTCAACACATCCTGGAGCGTTCCCCGATAATAGCGCACCACGCCCTTTTCTGTCAGCGATGCGCGGTAGCTCCCGACTTGCTTGCGGATCATGCCACCTCCTGTGATGGAATGAGCAGGCAGGGCAACTTGTCCTGCGTGTATAGCTTGAGAGCGCTTCTCAAGGTTTCGAACGCGCGGCAGGTGCGCTTCCAGGACCACCCCAACTTGAGGTAGCGGCGCATGTATATCTTTTTGGGTGTCAAGTAGTTGTGGGCCTTGTTGTATGCCCTTGTCTTCGATGTGTCGGGCTTGACGTAGAAAAGGTTGTTCCCGAAGTCGCGGAAAATTTGGAGCGCGTCACCCTGGAGCAGTTCCAGGTAGGGGCGCATTTCCAGGGGATATTCCCCATCGAGACCCAGGGAGCGGGAATACTCGTCGACGATACCGGTAGAGAGCGCGGCGGCGAACATTCCCGCGCTCGGGTCGCAGCAATCTTCCGATTCCCCGTCTATCGTATAGCTACGGACGGGGGCTGGTCCGCCGTGGATGCAAAGGTTCGGCCCGTGGCATGCCTTTGTAATGATATCGGTCAAGGACTGGAGACATTCCGCGAGCCAGGTTCCGAAACTGGCCCCGCTTGGGTGGTCTTCGTCGTAGGTCTTGCAGGCTTCACAGAATACGAGACCCGCCTGCAGGTATAGGTCGTCGGTAAGTTCGGGGAACTGGACCGCGTACCGGCTCACGGCCTTCTCGATCACCCCGGCATACTTGAAATAGAGCTCGTCGGTCGCTTTCATGATTAGCCCTCCAAGCCTTTAATGATACGAGACGCGACGTCGTAAAATTCGGACGGGTTCGCGTAAACATGCACGACATCGCAATCAAAACAGGAGATGGCATAATCGGAGTGCCCCGCGTGCAGGGTGAACCACACGGCGGCGCGTTCCACCCCGTCAAGGTCTAAAATTTTGATATTTCCGAGACCTGTGGTTCCCTGTTCTGTCGGGTTCACCGCGACAAGCAGCTCGGAGTCGGTTTCAATAATTACCCGGTTGAGCTTTTCGGCAAATTCCAGGGTGGCGCGGTTGAGGTCGATTTGCTGTCTAGTTTCGTTTTTCATTGTGGTATCCTCTTTTGGGGTGCTGTTGTTTACGTTTTAAATATAAAATAAGTTCCCAGGGCGGGAACTTACATGTTACTTACATTTTGCTTACATTTCGCAAGCGTGCATAGGTCGCCCGCAACAGGGGCACACCTTGCCTTCCAGGGAAACAAGCGCGGAGCCCAGGGCCTTCGATGCTTCCTCTAGGACCTTCCGGGCATTCTCATAACCAAATAGGCGCAAAGACAAAGATTCCAGCGTACCGCGGCACCCGGATAGCGCGGACGCCACACGGGAGAGCCGGACCAGCTTGCCGTCTATGGGCTCGAAGTCCAGGTGCGCCAATTTCGCGAGGTCCATATATTCACGGAGCCGGTTCCCTTCGATTATCCGGTTCCCGCGGTCGATTTCGTCGCGGGTGTGGGAGAGTTTCGCAAGGATCGCGTCGAGCGTGTCAACGTCGAGGGCGGCAACCCTACTGGCAGCAAGGTAGTCGGCCCGGTCCGTATCGTAACGCTTGAGCATGGTTTCCAGGCGGTCCAGTTCGGAACCGGTGCGGGAAACTTCCTCGAGAAGTGAACCGGCGCGGCGCAACTTGTCAAGCCCCGCGGCGTTCCGTTTTTCCGCGTGGTACTCACGGAACGACTGGCTGAGCCTGTTGCTTGTCGCGATTTCGCGGTCCAGGCGTCTCGATAGGTCCTCCAAGCTTTCGAGGGTGCCGTCGATGCGGTCCATGGCCGCCGCGAGCGATCCGTTGCGGCGGTTCGCGGTTTCCCATTGCTCCAGTTCGTCGCGTAGCCGCTGTTCCTTCGCTTCCAGCACACGGAGGTCGCCTTCCATCTTTGCCGCGTCGGTTGCCAGTTCCTGGAGCCGCTGGACCCATTCGAGCGCAGAAAGTTTCTCGGCGCACTTGTCGCGGGCGCCTATGGCGTACTTGAGTTCGGAAACGGTGTCGCGGTGCATCCCGTTCACTGTGGCAAGCGCCTCGTCGATAACTTGCAGGTCGACCAGGCTGTTCACGTAGCGGGCGGCTTCTCCGGGCGTCGCGGAAATAAGGAACGGAGGGTCCATCTGTTGCTGGATGTTTACCGCCCCGATGTTTAGGGTTTCCGCGATTTCCTTCGGGACGTCGGTTCTTAACGCTTCGAAATCACGGGAACATTCTACGGGGCTCCCGTCGTCTTCCGTGTCCAGGTGGTAGCCGTTGTATGCCTGGGAACGTTCACGGGTAACGACGCCGCCTTCGGAATCCAGGCGGACCAGGCAGCGGCCCTTGATGGTGCCCTTGTCGTCCTTGATCCAGTTGGAGAGGTGCGCGGTGCCCTGTGGGTCGTTGGTGATACACCACAGGATAGCGCGCATGACCGCGGACTTGCCACAGTCGGAATCGCCCACCAGCGCGTTGATGCGCGGGTGGAGCAGAAGCCGTGTTTTTTCGTGGCTTTGAAAATTTGCGATATTTACGGAGAAAAGGCTCATGGGGTTCCTTTAGGTTTCCAGGTTCTCGCGCAATCCGGGCACATGGGGTTCTTTGCGTCCGGGTGCTTGACGTATATCGGGGTCGCGGTTTTCTTGCCGCACTGGGTACACGTAAAGACACTGACGCGCCCTTCAAGTTCGAACGCCTTGCGCAAGCATTCGCGGTGCGCCTTGAGTTTGCGCGCGTACTTTCTGTCTATGGCGTCGCCCGGTGTAAACAATCCGCCTGCAGTATGGTAAATGATAGCCGCGTGCAGGTCGTGACCTATCGCAAGGGCCCGGTAGAAAAGGGCCCGGAGCGTGCAATCGTGAGTGGCCTTCGACTTTATGACGGCGTCGACCTCGGATTTGGCGTATGCCTGGAACGTCGGGTCGTCCTCGTACGGCGTGAACGCCTGGAGCTTGTGGTTCCGGTAGAACTCGTCGAACTGCTTGGCGTCTTGTTGTTGACGTTCCAGTTCCCGGACCCGTTCGAGAAGCGTGTCCCGCTCTACCTTTAGAGCGTCATACGCGCCGTGCCAGGTCTTGACCTCGCCTTCTAGATGGTGGATATACTCGATGTGTTCCCGTTCTGTGGGCATCTTGTTACTCCTTATAGGTTGCCCAGCAGGGCTCTTACCCTGCCGGAAAATACTTTGTAATAGTGGTGGTTGTCCTGTTCTTTCGCGGCACGTTCCGCGGCATCCAGGTGATGTTCGACCGCTGTGGCGAAATTGCGCAACAGGTTTAATTCCGTATTTATTGCGCTTCGGTTTTTCAGTTCCTCCATTGCACGTATGAGCGCCCTCGCGAGTACGCGTTCCCACTTCGTCTTGAATGCCCCCGCTTCCAGCATGTGCACGGCGTTTCCGACAATTTCCTGGAGCTCCATAGCGTCGAAACGATCCTCGAAGGCCTGGGTCGACACTGGAGCCGTGGGACACTTCGGAACATCCGCGGGGGCGTTTCTTTGCGCTTCGATTTCGGCAAAGATAAAATCCAGGCGGGCGCGTTCTTCGTCAGTCTTTATCTGTGGAAGTGCCATTGTTTTTTAATTCCGTGTATAATTTTTCAATTTCCTTTAAGTGCTTGTATTCGTCGAGGGGGATGCTTATCTTTCGGGGCTCTCCGTGTGAGAAGTGGACCGGGTATTCCTTATGGTGTTTCAAGCACGGCCTCCAGTTTCTTGCGGCGTCGGTATTCCCGCATGTAGGCGTTGTGTTTTTCCTTGTACGCGGGGTCGTTCTTGTGGCGTGCACGAAAGTTCCGTGCGTGCTCCCGGGCTTTCTCCGGGTGCTCCTGGCGCCACTTTCGGCTGCGCTGCTTTTTGCTTTCGGGATGCGCGGCCTCCCAGCGGTCAATTTTAGCGCGTACCTTTTCGGGGTGCCGTTGACGGTAGCGTTTCTCGCGCTCCCTGGCACGCTTTCGGCCTTCGGGGCTGTGGTTGTATTCCCGGTGGGATTTCTTGCGCTGTGGCGTCTTTTCTCGAACGTTGCGGCGCGTCTTCGAGGCGGTCGCGACGTGTTCCGCGGCGGTCGCGATCTGCTCAAGCGTCGTCGACGCCACGCGCTTTCTAGCTTCGGTGTAAATATCGGCCATTAGAGGTTCTCCCGGCGTGCCCATTCCGCGATAAGCAACGCGTCGGCATCCTTGTGCTTCTTTATCGTCGCGCTGTGTGCAGGGAATAGCCGCAGCCCGATGTCCTCGCTTGCGCGCTTGAGTTCCGGGGCTCCAGTGCAACCCTGGGGCAGCAGTTTCTTTTGCCATGCCCGGGAATCCGTGTACATGCGTGGAATGCCCAGGCCCTCAAGTACGATGAGGGTAGCTTCGAGCGCGCGCAACGCGGAACAGGATGCCATGAACCGCGCGGGGTTCACCATCGGGCGTTCTATAACCGCGATACATTCCTCGGGGGTGATCTGTTCCCGGTCCATGAGTTCGAACAGAACCGCCTCGAGGGCTTTCGTGTCGATGCGGGTCACGTTCTTCTTTTCTCGGGTGTAGTTCTGCTCGGACTTGACCGGCGTCTCTATAAATCCCGACGGGACAACGTTAGAGACCCAGGCGATGGTGCCGGTTACCCCGTTGTCTATCCCGATGTATAGTTTGTGCATGTTTAAGCCTCCAAAGTTTTCAAGATTAGGACGGGCATCATTGCTGTCGTGGCGACGGCCCACGCCACTTCATCGGGCGTGAGCTCACCCGAGGCGATCATTTTCCCGCGCCGTTTCTGTCGGGCGTTCCGCCTTCGGTATGCGTTTGAGTTTTTCCCACAACTTCAAGGTGTCCATGTTTACTCCTGGGAATACTTGCCAGGGCGGGCCGTCTTGATGCTGTCTTCGATGCGTTCCCACTTCTCGCGGACACGGCGGGTCAGTTCATCGCGCATTGCCTTGTTTTCCTTCTTTTCGATAAGGTCGATGAGTTCCACGCGTGTGTAGGTCTTGCCAAATTCCCGATCGAATGCTTCCTGGCGCTTCGGGTCAGCTTCCACCCATTCCAGGATGTCCGCAACGGAGAGGGACGACTTCGTTTTCTTTTTAGCGGCGAGACATTCTTCGAGGAGTTTCTTTTCGGTTAGCCACGCGACAAAGTTGTCGCGGTTCTTTTCCCTCGCGGTTTCGCTCCACGTGATTTCCTTCGCGGCTTTCGTAAGTTCGCCGTCCTTGCCGCGCAAGTCGAACAGAAAATCCAGGTTCGAGCCGATGTTGTCTATGCCGTAATCAAAGAAAATTGTAAAATATACGGTACGGTACGGACGGGGCGTCTTACTCTTTGTAGTGCTTGCCGAAACGTACACACCGATAACGCGGTCGCCCTTCTTAATTTGATATATGGTCTTTAAAAAAATTCGTGTGTGTGCGTAAAATTCGAGCGCCTTGCCACAGGAAACGGTCCACTTTTGCCCGTACGTACCGGCCTTCATGTTTTCGCGTATCTGTGAGACGATGATGACGGAGAGCTGGGCGTCGCGCAATTTCTTGTGCTTGGTTCGGAAGAACTGCTGGCTCATGAATTTCGCAATTTGCGCCCCGTAGTCACCGGGGTCTTCAACAGTTTCGCCCGCCTTGAGCAACTTGAGGCGGTTCGCTTCCATTTCCTCGCGTGTGGCGTCGCTCAAGCCGTCCAGGGAGTCCAGTGCATAGATACCGACCTGGCCCGGTTCCATGCTTTGCAGCACCAGGGAGACCTGGGCGTCCATCTGTTCGACCGTGGCGCTGTCGCCTATGCGCTTTGGCCCGATCTTATGTTCTTCCGGATGGAGTTCCACATTGTAGAGGCGCATACTGTCGAAGGTGTCGCCGCTTTCGCAGTCGTCGCTGTGGAAGACAAATCGGTCCTTGAATCTCCAGTAGTTCGCCGCCAAAATTTCATTTTTTACAAACGTTTTTCCGGCGCTCTTGTCGCCTATGATGTTGAGGATAGTTCCATAGGGGAGCCCGTAGACTCCCTTGTCGCCACCGATTAGAAGGTCCAATAGATCGCAACCCGTCCGCATGTATTCCTGTTGGATAGGGGTGGCCACTTCCGTTTCTTTTTCTTTTTTCTTTGTTGCCATGTGTGTTTTACCTCGTTTTCTATATAGGAAAAGCACCGGTCGCCCGGTGCCTTGTGTCTTGGCTCTTAACGGAGAAACTATCGGCCCGAGGCGCGCTTGCAGCGTCCATAGATGGAATCGGGGCAATCCGGGCACATGGACTTGCGGTCACAGTCGGTGCCGAAACAATAACCGTGAGGGCACTTTTCTTCGGAGCGCGTTTCCTGGGGGCGTTCCTGGTCGCGACCGCCGCGGTCAAGGTTTGTCGGCTGGTCCGGGAACGGGTCCTGGAAGTCACGACCATCGGAACCGCGGAGCGTGCGTTCCTGGGGTTGTTCGTCACGACGGGACTGCCCGCGGTCATAGTCACGGCCACCGCGTTCCTGGTCTCTCGCGGTTTCGCGTTCCTGTTCCATGCGTTCCTGTTCCCTGCGTTCCATGTTGCGGTCAAATTCACGATCGAACTCGCGGTCTCTCCGGTCGCTGTCGCGTTCATAGTCACGTCCCCCGCGTTCCTGGTCGCGACCGCCGAGGTTGTCGTTGTCGCGGTTGTCGTCGGAAGGTCCGCCAAACATGGCCTTTTCGATGTCTTCCTTCGTCGAGACAACCAACAGGGAATCGAGGCAAGGAACGGCGTCAAGAACGGAGTCGGGGATGTCTTCGCGGCGCTTGTTGAATGCGAAGTTCTTCGCGATTTTGTACTTGCGGCCACCGCCCATTGATTCTTCGCCAATTTGGAAGGACACCTCGCGTCCGGCGGCTCCAGGGTTCGCAAAGTCAACGACACCATCGCCGCGCATGCAGGCTGTGGACGCGTCCGTCAAGTCGTGGGTGAAGTTGTTATAGGCGCAATCCAGCAACATGGGCACATCGTCACCGCGTCCGCGTTCGTCGAGAGGCTGGACACACAGGAGGGAACGCTTGCTGGCCCACATGCCCTTTGCGGCGTCGCTTCCGTTTTCGTCCGAAAGACGCTGCGCTTCCTCGCACATCGGGCACGCCTTGCCATATGTCTTTTTCGGGCAAATGTAGGTGCCCTTGTCGGGTCCTACGTTCTTGTGCACAAAGTAGTCGACGGAGTAGTCCCAGTCGCCCTCGCGCAATTCACCGGCGACAACCGCGGGGTTGTTGCGTCCCACGCGGAACGGGAGGATGTTCACGTCGTAATATTTTTTTACCTCCCCGAACTTGTAGAACTTGAGGTTTACGGAACGCGTGTCGAGGGCCTGGGTGCCACGGGCGCCGGTGTTGTCCTCGTTAGTTTCAGTACGGCGCTGGTAGCGTCCGCCCATTCGGATTTCGTTGCGGTTAATTGCCATTAGCTTCTCTCCTTGTTAAGATTTGCGCGGAGCGTGCTCCGTGTGTTTTCCTGTGAAAAATCGGACACCGCCCCGGTGCTGGATGTCTCGTAGTTACGGGAACAGGTCATGCGGACCGCGCATTCTATCGCGGTCTTTTTGTGGTCCAGGGCCCGGACGATGCGGGACGCGTCGAGGAGCTTCCTGTTCGCGGCTACTACTTCGTCCCGGAGCTTTTCAAGTTCGGGGTCGGCAAGGACCAGCGCCGCGATTTTCGCTTCGGTGAGCTTTTCGCCACGATCCACGGCCCACTTTCGGATGTCCAGCTCGCAACGGGCGCTCTGTACGTCGAGCTTGTTCACGGCGCGGTCGCGCGCTTCACGTGCGTCGGCTTCCTTGCTTGCGTAGTAGTCGAACAGGCTGGACTGCCGGGCCACCGCCGTTTGAAGGTCCGCGAAATCAAGATCGAGGTCGCGGTTCTCGCTTGGGTAAAATTCAGACATTTAAATACCTCTTTTAGTTGCTTCCGTCATATAGGCAACCGACCGGTCGGTTACATTCCCGACCGCCACGCAGCCAATGTTATACCGGGGAACCCTGTGTCATAAGTCGGGACCGCGAACTCCTCAAGGACGCGGGCGGCGTGCTTGTCGGGACGCTTGAGAAGTATCGTCTGGGCGTATCCCAGGATTCCGCGCCGCAACGTCTCGGGGTCGACCTTGCCCTTGAGCGGTTCCAGCGCGTTTGCAACTTCGGCCCAGGCGGCACCCTTGCAAAGCAGCTGGCACAAGGTCCGGGTTTCGGGGTCTTCGTCAATGGCGCCGCCTTCGAGCAGCTTGAGCTGGGCGGGCAAGTCGTCAACAATCGGCATGACCTTTTCGAGAGCCACGAGGGCCGCGCGCGGTGATCCGTCCGCGGCCTGGACGATAGCTTCGAGAAGTTCGGGGACCAGTTTATAGTTTTCTTTTTCTGCTACGCTGGACACCAGGCTGGTGAGTTGCCGTTTGTTGAGCGGTTCGACCTTCCATTGGGTGCAGCGGGTGCTGATGGCCTTGCCTGCGTCACCCTTGAGCAGCTTCGGTAGGTCCGTCGTACATAAGAAGAAATAAACATGGTCGGGGCATTCTTCGAGGGGCTTGAGGTATGCGGCCTTTTCGTCGAGGGTCATGCCGTGGGCTTCGTCGATAATATATACGGTCGCCTCGCCGGTAAGCGGCAGGCATCCCATTTCGGCTATGATTTCGCGGGCCGTGTCGATGCCGCGGTTTTCCGCCTTGTTTATTTCGTGAATGCTCAAGTCGTCCGCGTGAAGGATGGAACGGGCAATGCAGCGGGCGAGCGTCGTCTTGCCGCAACCGCTGGGGCCGTAGATGATGTGGGCGTGTGAAATCCTGGACGCGGGTTGCGCAAAGTGTTCGCGGATTCCGGTCACGACGGCGGTGTTGCCCTTGACTTCTTCGAGAGTTGCGGGGCGGTATTCTTTGTATAGGCTCATTTAAGGATTCCCTCCGAAACGCCCATATACAAAAGGGCGTCCTTTATTTTGGTTTGTAGTGTTAGAACATCACCGGCGGACGGCGTACCGCGTACCGCCCTGGTAGTGCATGAGTAAGCCCTCGGCGGCGTCCTGCGTGTCCATCGATGACGGATCGTCGTCGAGAGGGACCTCGGCGCCACATTCCGGGCAATATACGAAATTTTCATCGGTTGGCATTTTGGTTTTCCTGTTTTTGCTGTTTGCGCTTTATGCGGTTAAGTTTTTTTTTTAAATGCCCGTGAGATAGCTCCAAACGCAGGTGCGTATTGTTACGGGCTACGCGTTGAAGGTACGCGGCACCGAGAGCGGTCCACTTGTAAAACTTTGTTTTCCTGTCATACTTTAGCAGCCCCAACTGTACGAACTTCGGGTGCTCTTTTGCGGTAGCCCTGGAATCTTTTTTTATAAAGCTGCCGCCATACGGGAGCCATGAACATTTGCCGTAACGCTTGACACACCCCACGCAAGTCGCGGGGTTGCATAGATGCCCCTCGCACAAAATAAGTTCTTTTATTTCGGGGATGGTAAGTTCAATCCCGTAAAATTTCAATCTTGGAGTTTTAGCCATTTGGATTCCCTTAAAATGGTATGGGCGCGGTTACAGGTACTCCTTTCCAACCTTTGGCCGCGCCCTTGTTGTAGGCCTCCAACGTTAGCCACCACACCTGGCCTCGGTGGTGTGGTACCGTCCAGTATTTCGGGCCTGGCGCCGGTCCCTATTATCTACGCGGACAACGATCGCACGGCGTTCACCTACAACATCCCGGAGCCCACGAGGGGAACTGGTCTGTAATTTGTACGCGGAACTTTGCGGGCCTTACTTTTCGAGAATGGAGTCGAACAAAGAAGGCTAGAAAAGGACTCCTTTTTAAAAGCGCGACGGGGTCCGTGTGGACCCCGCCAGGAAGTAGGCAGGCCGTCGCCTGTAACCCCCAGCTAGTCTTTGTGCAAGACCCCCGAAGGGCAAGGGGAGAGGGATGACCGTTCCAGGGGTCTTGCGTATTGCAACAGCGGGGCTCGAACCCGCAGCCTCGTCCTTCGGAGGGACGCGCTCTATCCATTGAGCTATGCCACAAGGATCGCGGGGTTCGCAAGTCGAGGATACCACTCACACCACTTGCGCCCCCGCGTTGTTAGTATAGGCAACCGACCGGTCTTCTTGTGGGGTTAGCTCGGCGGCGCCGTGCCGGTTGCCTATCCCCAATATAGAAACAACCCCGGTAGGTCATAGCCAGGTCACGGACATCGTGAGCACTCCCGCGGCGATCCAGTACACGGACATCCGCAGGTCGTGGTTCATGATGTAGGGAACCGCCGCCAAAAAGTCCAAAATCATAAGGACGGTCGGGAATATCTTTTCTTTTGGCATGGTGCCTCCTATGCGGCCTTGAATAGCTCGGGCCAGTCGGGTTTAACAATTCCATTGGCGCCCAGTTCGCCCACGTCCTTCATGTCCGCCCAGGTAGCGCCGACCGGTGACATTTCCGCCTCGATCACGAGCGGGACGCAAATCCAGGGGAACACCCGTGAGACGCGTTCCACGCCGTTCTGATAGACGATGGCGGCGACCTGGTTTTCCTCGCCTTCACGAACAAGGGCAATAATGGCGTCGTGAATTTGCCCAATAATGCGGGACTGCATCCCCCGTTCCTTTGCCAGCTCGTTTATGCGCTGGACAT